ATGTTAATCGGATGTTGGATATAAGTCATCGTGATAAGAGGTCGGTATTGGAGTATGGTTCTGATCTTGTTCTTGGTTGGTTGATTGAGGATGTTGTTGGTGATTTATTTGGTTTGGATTTATCTGGTTCTGATAGTGATCGGGAATTTTTGCCTTCAGGCAAGATTAGTAATTTGACTGATTTCAGGTATGGAGATAGGCCTGTTGAGTTGATGGTAGATTGGGGGACATATTGGGTTGATTTGGGGAGGATACATTTTCGTCATGATAAGTTGGGTAAATTGTTAGATGCTAAGGCTATTGTGTTGGGTTTTGCAATTCGTTGTGGTAAATTTTTTGTTATGGATTTAGAGAGAGGTATTGATTATCGTAGGGAGTACAATTCTAGGCAGGGTAAGTATTGTGCTTTGGTAGAGGGTTATGATTGTTTTTTAGATATGTCTGAAGCCAAGTTGATTTTGAAAGGTAGTGGATAATGGGACTTGATATGTTTGTTTATTCAATTAAAAAAGAAGATTTTATTGAAATGAAAGACATTAATCCGATTTTTGTGGAAGGGCTCGATAAGAATCAATTATTTTACTGGCGTAAGCATCATGATCTTCATGGGTGGATGAGAAATCTATTCTTTAGAAAAGGTGGTACAGGAGATTTCAATTGTGATTATGTTTCTCTTAAATTAGAAGATTTAGAAGATTTGGAAAAAGATGTTAGATTGGGAAATCTTCCTCATACGGAAGGATTTTTCTTTGGAGACAATCATCCTGATGATGAATCGATCAGGAATGATATTGATTTCATTTATCAGGCTAGAAGAGCAATAGGTGATGGACTTTATGTTTTTTATAGTAGTTGGTGGTGATTTATGTTCAGGACAGGAGAATGTTGTTGCAGGACTTTTGCCGACAACAGATGGGGGTCTTGGTCTTGGTGGAATAATTCTTGGTCTTTTGGGGAATCTTTTTGTTGGTCGCAGAATATAGTTAATTCTTCAGAAGATTGCATGACTTTGTTTAATGGTGATTTGTGATATTCAAACACAATCGCAACAGGTCATCTAAATGCTGGTCTGTTCTTCAGCGTTGGACTAAGTATTGGTCGTGGTCTAGGGCTTGGGCTTTTTCTAAGTCTTGGAGTAAAAATATATGATTCTTAGAACAAATAGTTTTTCGCAGATTGAATGTTGGTCTTTGTTTTACTCTGGTTCTGGTTCTGGTTTTAAGTCTAAGTCTTGGTCTAAATCCATGTCGTGGTCGTGGTCGTGGTCTAGGTCTAGGGCTTGGGCTTGGTCTAAGTCTTGGAGGAAAAGCATATGAATTACACTGTAAAGATTACATCAACGCAAACACACACGATTGATGTGGTTGCGAATAATAGACATGAGGCTCTTGCAAAAGCTGAAGAAACTTTAAGATATTCTGATAGTAATCATTATCAAACTGGATTGGAAATTGTTGCTCATGTGGTAAATCTTGAAGCAAATGGTTGTGAATGGATGATTAAAATCCCTTTTCAAGATTCTGGAAGAGTGGTTGAATCATGATTTTCAAGAAAAATAATTTGTCTTCATGTTTTTGTTTCACGGGATTTATATCTTTTGCTAGATTTAGTTTTGACACATTGTGTCGATCTGATCATGGTATTTTGCATTTTTATGAATCAAATGTATTCAATGCAAAAAGATCTGTTAACTGGAGCAACATTTCTAAAATTAGTTTTTTAGATGGGAAGTAAAATGAACATGTTCATTAAAAGCATATCAGAAAATTACTGTTGGTCTTCTGGCAGGTCGGAATCTAGTTCAAGAATAGCCAGTAAATCCAATTCATGGAGAATGTCTTGGTACTGTTCTTGGTTTGTATTTAGACCTTGTTCGTTCAACTGGTCTAAGAGTCACGCATTTTCTTTTAATTGGAAAAAAATTGATATTTAACATGACAAGAAACATTTATCACACCAGCAAAGAAAAATGTTGGAACAAGAATATGACACATTGTGCTTTTGGCAAAAATGAGCTTGGAATTAGTTTAGAATGGAAGATGGGATATCCGGTAAGTTTTCCTGATTCTTCCAAATGTTGGAAGATTTATGAAGAAGAACCGCAAATAATTTATTTTTTATTGTCATAAATCCGATTATTTCTTCATAAATAATTGATGAATTTCAAACTTTGGTTATATCGAGAAGAATCAGAATTTGCAGATGGCACTGCAACTATTTATCCAACCATAAATAAAGAAAAAAATAATCAAAAAATAAGACAACTTGCTGTATTTTACAAGGATAATGGAAAATATCCCAGCACTGTAAGCAAAATAGAATCAGAAAAACAATTAGGAAGATGGCTTAATAAAAGAAGACAAGCATATCTGGGAAGAGGGTCTGGTGCTGCAAAATACGAAGGTGAAGAGCAATATGGGATAAGTCTTGGACTTCCTAATGATTGGGTTAAACCACAATTTAGTGAAGAAAAATTACAAGAAAAAAATAATCAAAAAATAAGACAACTTGCTGTATTTTACAAGGATAATGGAAAATATCCCAGACAATTTAGCAAAATAGAATCAGAAAAACAATTAGGAATTTGGCTTAATGGCAAAAGGCAAGCATATCAGGGAAGAAGTGCTGTTGGAAAATATGAAGGAGAAAAAGAATATGGAATAAGTCTTGGACTTCCTAATGATTGGCTCGAACTACAAATTACTAATGAAAAATTAAAATTACAAGAAAAAAATAATCAAAAAATACAAGAAATTGCTTCATTTTACAGAGATAGTGGAAAATATCCCAGTATTGGGAGCAAGATAGAATCAGAAAATCAATTAGGAAGATGGCTTGCTGACAAAAGGCAAATATATCTGGGAAGAGGGAAATATGCAAAATACGAAGGTGAAGAGGAATATGGAATAAGTCTTGGGCTTCCGAATGATTGGCTTAAACCACAAATTATTACTACAAAAGAAGAACATTACGATAGAATAAGAAAACTTGCTGCATTTTACAGGGATAATGGAAAATATCCCAGCGAAAGAAGCAAAATAGAATCAGAAAAACAATTAAAAAATTGGCTTAGTAGCAAAAGACAAGCATATCAGGGAAGAGGTGCTGTTGCAAAATACGAAGGTGAAAAGGAATATGGAATAAGTCTTGGACTTCCTAATGATTGGCTTAGAACAAAGTGGATTAGAACAAAGAATAGTATGAATCAAATTAATCAGCCAAACATTGTCCAAAATGATCCTGAAATTTCTTCATAAATAATTGATGAGCTTCAATTAAAATGGATTTGATTTCAAGATGATGGGATATCCGGTAAGTTTTCCTGATTCTTCCAAATGTTGGAAGATTTATGAAGAAGAACCGCAAATAATTTATTCTTTATTGTCATAAATCCGATTATTTCTTCATAAATAATTGATGAATTTCAAACTTTGGTTATATCGAGAAGAATCAGAATTTGTAGATGGCACTGCAACTATTTCTCCAATCATAAGACAAAATAAATCAATAGTTCCGTCAATATCGAAGGGTGAAGTTTTACTTGGCGAAATACTTAAAAGATTATTTGGATCTCATGATGTTCAATATCAGTTTGATAAATGTGTCAATAAAAAATGTTTGAGATTTGATGCTTCATTTTTAGTTGAGGAAAACAACAGAAGATATGTTGTTGAATTTCATGGAGCGCAACATTATAAATTTACCAAACATTGGCACAGAGAAATTACACATTTCAAAGGAAGTGTTTTAAGAGACAAAATAAAATATGATTTTTGCAAGGAAAACAATATTCCTCTTCTTGTGATTCCTTATTGGGAAATTAACAATATGGAAAATATCATAAAAGAATTCATTAAGTCAGAGGGATTCCAAGAAAATTACGCAAATCCTTTAGTTCCAGAAAAAGTTAGAGACCAAAGAGAAAAAGTTTTTAATGATGAATCGATACCAATAAATCCAGATTTGTCAGTAGAACTTGACAAATTAAGAAAAAATCAAAATTTCAAAAAAGTAGAAGAACTTGCGGAATTTTATACAAAATGGAAAAGATACCCTTTTGCCAAATTAAAAGAAGAAGAAAAATTGCATAATTGGATTAAAGCAAAAAGACAAACATATGCAGGAAGAGGAAAATTAAACAAGTATGAAGGAGAAGAGCAATATGGAATAAGTCTTGGTCTTCCGAATGATTGGCTCAAACTACAAATTACTACTGAAAAATTACAAGAAAAAAATAATCAAAAAATTGAGGAACTTGCCAACTATTACAAAGTTAATGGTAATTATCCTCCAAATAGAACATTATTAAATAGATGGTTGAGCACAAGAAAACATGCCTATTCTGGACATCCGTTGGCAGCTAGAAAATACGAAGGTGAAGAGGAATATGGAATAAGTCTTGGACTTCCTAATGATTGGCTTAGAACAAAGAATAGTAGGAATCAAATTAATCAGCCAAACATTGTCCAAAATGATCCTGAAATTTCGGTATAAATAATTGATGAGCTTCAATTAGAATGGATTTGATTTCAAGATTTTGTTTATTTTTTCAATCATATAATTGACTCCACATCCATTCTGCGTACTTCTTTTTAATCGCAATCAGTTCATCTCTATTCTGGCCTTCTTTTGGTTGACTACCTCCCTTCAAATGATGTGCAATGTTACGCCCATCATACACAAATGTTTGCGAATACATGTCATTTAATTTTCCCAAATCAGGAATTGAACTTTTTTGAGACTCTCTAAAGAAAAAGAATGGCTTATTCTTCAGTCTTATTCTTAATTGAAAACCAGTGTCATAATCACGATCATAAACCCAATTGTTACATTTATCGCAAGGATGTGATTTAGCCCTCAAATCTAAATCTTTAATTTCATCAGTAATATAAGCTGCACCCCAAGGCATCGGGAAAGTATTCCCCCAATACTCTGTGCCAATAGCATGATATCCCATCTTGAAATAACTTTCAAAAAATGACAATATATCTTTCTTCATCCAAAAAAAGTCTGGGTTCATTAGCAAGATGTATTTGCCTTTAGCCATTTGAACACATGCATTCAATCCCAAACCATGTCCATGACATCCCGGCGATACACTAGGAGTCTGAAATATTTTTGTGTTATTATATTTTTTGCGAATATCATCGAAAGAAGCAGTTCCTTGAATGTTCTCGTTGTCATAAACAATAAATTCAAAATCACTACAAAATTCATGGAAAAATTTTGCATGATATTGTATGAATTCCAAAGAATCCCAATTTGTCGTGCCTATCGTCCATTTTAACCTAGCCATAAATCCTCAATCTTGTAAATTGTTCCAGAAATATTCAATGTAATTTTTTCTCGCAGAAATCATCTCATCATTAACAAAATCCTTATGCCAATCTGTGTCCTTGTATTCTCCCCTCATCAAATGATGAGCAATAAAATTACCATCATATACAAAGCTGATCGGCCTAAATGCATAAAAATGATTTCCCATATAAGGAACACATGTAGACATAACTCTTCTAAAACCAAAATGAGGCTGATTATGCAACCTAACTCTTATCTCCCAGCCAGTATCAGACCACTTGTCCAAAATCTTGTTATTACATTTATCACAATATTTTTCAACTCTGGCAGTACAATCTAAATCACGAATTTCATCAGTGTAGTATGCTGCTCCCCAAGGCATCGGAAATGGATGATCCCAAAATTCCGTTCCAATCGCATGATAACCCTGATCAAAATAATGTTCAAAAATTTTTAAGATAGACTTCTTCATCCAGAAAAAATCTGGGTCCATAATCAAAATATATTTACCTGATGCCTCACCTAAACAATTATTGATTCCACCTCCGTGAGATAAGTTTTTACCATCAGGATAAATAATTTTTACTTTTTCATACTTTTCAGCAATAGCATCTAATTCTTCTGACTGATAAGGACTTGTATTATCACAAACTAAAAACTCAAAATCATCACAAAATGAATGGAAAAATTTAGCATGATATTCAATGAATTCAAAAGAATTCCAGTTAACTAAAGCTATTGTCCATTTTTTCGACATAAATTAATTTAGTAAAATATAAATTAAAATTAATCATATAATTGACTCCACATCCATTCTGCGTACTTCTTTTTAATCGCAATCAGTTCATCTTTATTTTGTCCTTCTTTTTGTTGGCAACCACCATTCAAATTATGTGCAATGTTTTTTTCGTCATAGACGAATGTTTGTGCGTATATGGTGTTTGATTTTCCCAAATCAGGAATTTGATTATTTTTAGAAGATCTGAAGAAAAAGAATGGTTTATTTTTTAGTCTTATTTTTATTTGAAAACCAGTATCGTGATCACGATCAGAGGCCCAAGTGTGACATTTATCGCAAGGATGGGCTTTTGCTCTTAGATCTAAATCTCTAATCTCATCTGTGATGTAAGAGGCTCCCCAAGGCATTGGAAAAGAATGACTCCAATATTCTGTTCCTATTGCATGATATCCTTGATCGAAATAATGTTCAAAAAATGAAAGTATATCTTTCTTCATCCAGAAAAAGTCTGGGTTCATTAACAAGATATATTTTCCTTTAGCCATTTGAACACAAGCGTTCAATCCAAGTCCATAAGAATGCATTCCATGTGATAAACTAGGAGTCTGAATTATTCTTGTGTTTTTATATTTTTTGCTAAGATCATCTAAAAAAGTATTTTTTTTAATGTTATCTTTATCATAAACAATAAACTCAAAATCACTACAAAATTCGTGAAAATATTTCAATTGATGTTCAATAAATTCTAAAGAATCTGAGTTTACTATTCCTACCGTCCATTTTAATTTATCCATAAATCCTCAATCTTGTTTTCGACATTTATTGCAGTGAAAATTAAAATCAATCGTATAATTGACTCCACATCCATTCTGTGTATCTTTCTCTTATTTCTTTGATTTTTTCTTGGGTATAATCTTCCTCTATTTGACTTCCACTTTTTAAGTGGTGAGCTATAACTTTTGTATCATAAACATATGTTTCTGAGTCTCTATTATTATATTTGCCGAAATTTGGAACTTGGTTTTGAATTTGTTCAAATGAATAGTGAGGTTTATTACCAAGTCTTATCTTGATTTGCCAACCAGTATCGTAATCTCTATCATAAATACAATTTTTGCAAGATTCGCATCGAGGATTTCTTGTCATCAAATCTAAATCTCTAATTTCATCAGTGATATAAGCTCCTGCCCAAATCATTGGAAAACTTG